TCTTGATACCATTTTTGATTTTGTTCGTAGTGCGTGAACTTTATCATGTGATGAAGTTCAAAAGAACAATGGTCATAACAAGTTGTATCAACAATCCAATCTGCAGATTCAATTCTTGGTGCTTTCAAATTTCCGTATGCGTCAAAACGTTCTTCAAGGTAATAAATACGACCTTGATATTTTTTGATTTCAGAATTCATTATTTTGGTTAGTCTTGCCATAATTCGCTAACCTCTTTGTCTGTAATATCAAATTTTTCCATTAGACTACGCAACGTTGGAAGCACCATAACCTTATTTCTAAAAGCAGTCGGTTTTGCTTTGTCTTTGTAAAATTCTTCTATAATTCCGATTGCTTCCGCTTTTCCAGAACAAGAAAAACAACGTTCTTCAAGTTCAGAAGGTTTATTTCTTTCTGCTTCTGCTTCCGCTTCTTTGCGTTGTTTTTCTTTTAGTTCTGCAGGTGTTGGTTTGTGTTTAAGATTTCCGAACTCACCATTAACTATACGTGCAAGATTGTTGTCTTTAAGCAACCAATTCGCACAAGGAACAAATTTAATATCAGCTTTTTCAAATTTTAAAGTTGACAAGGTGTAAATAATATCACGCAATTTTTCTTTTAAGTTCGGAATTTTCTTTGCATATTTTTTTAGATTTTCGATTTCTTGACTTGTTAAAACAGGTTCTTCGTTAAAAAATTCTTTGTATGCAATATTGAATTCATAAAGTAGCCAACGAACATTTACTGCGTCGGAATTCTTTTTTGATTTTTCTTTTCTGCGTTCAAGGTTTTTAAGAACTCTATCTGAAATATAATAACCATTTTCTTCTCTAAATAGTTCATAATCTTTTAAAATCATTTCAACAAAACGTGCGTCAATACGAAGGTCGTCCGCAATAACATCTGCTTCGTCAATCGCAAGTAAATCACCGTGCATAAATTCGGCAATTCGCCAGAATATAGCATAAGAACCAAGAACGGCAAGGTCTTCTAAATCTCTTTGGTCAAGAGTTTTTACAAGTTTGCGGAAATCACGAAACATTTTAAGAATCTTACCGTCATTACTTGCGTTCTCGTCGTGTTCAAACCACGGATTAGTTAATTTTGTTGAACCGTCGTTTGTCATTAGAACCCTCTTTGTTGTTTGCGTAATTCTTTAATTCTTTTTGTGTAGCATTGGTTGATTCTGCCGTCTTTGATAACGTCAAGCATTACACGTTCTGCGTTATACTTTGCTTCTTCGCAAGTAACAATACCTTGTTCATAAAAGAACGCAGGAATATCAACACGTTTTTCGTTAGCAACCTTAATCAAATACAAATCTAAAAAATATCTGTATGCTTCACGATAAAGAAAAATTGTTTTCTTTCTTAAAATTTCGTCTTGTTTTTTCTTCACTTCTTCAAAAACATTGTGAATAAATTTTTGAAGTGGAAAATTCATAACAACTGCTTTCATCTTCGCTAAAACTCCCTTACTCATTTTTACTTTTCTTCCAATTTGTGTTTTTTAATGAATTCATCACATGCAACACGAACAACGTCCGAACGTGATAAACCATTTTGTCCTGCATACTTGTCAAGAATTGCAAGCATTTTTAAAGGGAAACCTATTGATTTCAGTACCTTTTCGTTCATTCTTCTACCTTTCTTTTTTGCGTATCAAAAACAACACGATATAAACGGTCAATTTTTGCCGTTTTCGTGTTTTTATGTTATTAGTTAGTTAAACAGTTAAACAAACTAACATATTTTATTATACTCAAAATTGCATAATTGTAAAGCAAGATTGAGTATAATTTACAAAACTTCATACAAACGGAGTAGGAATGTATCAAGAACGAATTAAAGCAATTAGGTCAAAACTCAATCTATCAGTTGCAAAATTGGCAGACAAAATTGATATTCCTGCAAGAACAATTACAGGTTACGAACGTGGCGAACGTATGCCATCAATAGAATTTCTTGCAAATTTGAGTATAATTTTAAATGTCAATGCGAATTGGTTTTTGACAGGAAAAGGTGAAATGTTAAATGCACCAGAATTTGAGCAAGTTCAAAATGACCTTGCCCAAGAAGTTAGACGAATTTTAAAAGAAGAAGGTTTGATTAAATAACTTTTTTAAGGTTATTGACCAATTTTCTAAAAAGTAGATTCGCTTCTGACATTGGCATTGCAATTTTTAATGCGTGCCAGATTTTAATTAGTTCAGATATAGTCATAGTTTTTACTCCTTTCTATAATAAGAAAGGCTAAAAGTGGAAAGGAATATTATGAAAAAATTTTTAATAACATTTTTGCTTTTAATAAGCACACCTGTATTTGCGAATGACTTAATCAGAATCAAATGCGAAGGTGTTTATGGTGTTAGACAATTATTAGACGTTAAAACTCAAACGGTATTGAGTGAAGACGAAACAATGTTAAATAAAGAATTTACGAGATATTTTTACATAGACAATGAGAAAAAAGAAATATACGACGGTGAAAAAAGAAAATTACAAAAATTAACTTTTACCGAAAATAAAATTTCTGTATTTGATGTAACCAAAATAAATGAAACTAATACACATGCTGAAATGTTTGAAATTGACAGGAATACAGGAATTTTAAAGGGTACGTTTGCAGACGAATATATAAAAGACGGTAAACATACAAGGTTACTACTGCAAATTTACGGAACTTGTAGTAAAATAGAAAGTAAACCAAAGTTTTAAAAATGAGGGTGTTCTTATGAAAAATTTAATTTTAGCAGTCGTTCTTATTTGTTGTTCAACTCCTGTATTTGCGTTGTATGAGAATAGTCATAATTCTTGGCAAAGAAATACAAGTTCAACTAATCAATGGTTGCAACAACAAAATAATTATTATCAGCAACAGGAACAACAAAGGCAAATGGAAAATCTAAGACGTCAACAGGAAAACCAAGACTATTATAGACGTCAACAAGAAGTAAACAATAATTACAGACAACTAAACCGCAAAATGTTTTAATACGTCTGTAATACAGGTGTATAAAATTCTGAATACGTGCGTATAAATAAAATTATACGTGCGTATTTTATTTTTATACGTATGTATAAAATAATTATACGTGCGTATAAATTGCGTATAAAAAATTTTATACGTGGTGTATTAAAATTTTATACCATAACATAACATTACATAACAGGACATAACATAACAATAGAATTTTAATAAATTAAAATTCTATCTTTTGGGGAAGCGAGAATTTTTTTTATTTTTTCTTTTTTAAATTCAGATACGACAAGGAAAATAATACAAACAATTAGAACAAGTAAATAAAATCTGTCAAGAAAATATTAACGAATTGTAACAAAATGTAAAGCAACTGAAACATAAATAAAATTTAAACTTTTCGCAAACTGAAAAAATTTAACAGTTTAACAAGTATTAAAATTTTTTGAAAATTATTGTAGTGTTGAAATCGTAGATTACGAAATAAGATTTGTTTCCAAAGAAATTTGGAAGCTGGGAAGTGTACAAATCAAAAAGTAGTAATCGGTGTACATAGGTGAACTATGTACAGAGGGAGTTTTGGCGAATGTTGATACATTGTAAGAAATGTAACTCAAAAAATAGTGTTACGGAAGTTCAAGAATTAGAAGATATTGAAGGGTTTACGGATAGAATTCTTATAACAGGAATCTGCAGAGTATGCGAAAAAGAAATTGCTATGCTTGTTGAAACCAGAAAAGCCGATAATAAACCATTTTTTGATAGTTACCACGATATTGAAGCCGTTAAGGTTATCAAACGAGAAAAGAAAAGAATTAAAAACAAAATAATTGAAGCCGATACAAAATATTTCAAATGGATCTATGGCAAAAATATTGAGATAAAAAATAGAAGCGGTAAAACTGTTCAGATTAGACAATATGCTTGTGATTATAGAAGCAATAAAAGAAAGCTAATCAAAACAATAAATTTTTGAAACGAACGACTGCGTTTCAAGATTCGCTGAGAAGGGAACTGTTTTTTCCCTTCTCACTCCCACAAAAGAGTTTTTAACTCCTCCTCCCAAGACAAATATAGCGGTTGAATGTACGCAACCGCTTTTCATTCAAAAGTTTAATTTTTCGGAAAATATAAAACGTCATGACAACAGAATTACCAAAATTAACAGACAAACAACAAGCCTTTGTTCTGCATTATTCGATAAATGGGAATAATGCAAGCGAAGCATATCGTTCTGCGTACGATTGTAGCAATATGTCTGATGAAGCAATCAATGTTGAAGCAAGTAAAATGCTAAAACACCCTAAGGTTACCCTATGGGTAAAACAGGCTGAAAGCAACGTTCAACAAGTGTTTGAAGATGAAATAAAATATTCTGCAAAAGATTGTTTTGACGAATTAGCAGATGTTCAAAAACGTGCAAGAAAAGATAAAGGTAATTACAACCAAGAAATCAAAGCGATTGAACTTAAAGGAAAATTAGCAGGACACTTTGTAGATAGACACAAAGTTGAAACTGAAAGTTTAGCAGACGTTCTTGACAAATTAAAGTGAGGTCAAGAATGGCAGAACTCGATATAAAACTTTTGCAAAAACTAAAAGATGATTTACCTTATTTTGCAAAGAACTTTCTAATCATCAAATCAAAAACAAAAGGCAAAATATTATTCAACCTTAATGATATTCAGCTTGATTTTCATCACAAAATCATAACCAGAAAAAGAAAAGGTTTACCGTGCAAGTTCGTCGTTGTTAAAGCAAGGCAATTAGGTTTATCGACGTACATTGAAGCAAGATTATTTCACCGTGTATTATTTGAGAAATCAAAGAATGCATTTATTCTGGGTGATAAACACGACACCGCAGGTAGTATTTTTGCTATGGCAAAAAGATATTATGACGAACTTCCTGCTTGTTTTCAAATTCCTTTAAAATCAAATTCTTCTAAAATGTTAGAGTTTGAAACAGATAGTTTGTTTCGTGTTGGAACTGCAGGTGCTGATG